TTGTAAAGCTGGCGCTGCAGCTAATGATGTTTCCTTTAGATTTCCTGGTAGAGCGCCTGTTACTGTGCCCCCTGCTTGAGATGATAAATCTTGTGCGACGCCTTGGGGCATACCTCTACCGGCCGTGCTTACCAGTGACGGAAGATTTGCATTTGTTAATGAAGTAGCCTTTTTAGCAATATTGTATGCTTTTCTAGCATCGTTTGCCGCATCAAGAATGCCAGAAGCAGTGGTTCCCATATCCGCAGGAAACCCGCCAAAATTAATAGAGTTGGCTAAAATAGGCTGACCTAAGAAGTCTGTGGCAACCATGCCATTTGGTCCAGCTAAATAAGACACACCAATCTCACCGCCGTTTAGCCCTGTACCTAGCACAGCACCTTGAGGTAATGCTGAAGATATACCGCCACCTACACCAGCAGCGCCAGTAGCAGGTAGTGCCGGATTAATACCAAAACCAGAGCTTACGCCTGTCCCAATGTTAGCGCCAATTTCTCCAGTTACTCCAGGTAATAAATTGCCTGTTCCAGCTGCCCCTTGGTAGCCTGTTGCCATGTATGTTTGTGTAGCTGCATCAGCAGCTAAATTTGCTTCAGCAACGCTAGCGCCATTTGCTAATGCATTTGAATACGCAAGATTGCCTACTTCAATCGCACCTTCTGTGGTTCCAAATACAGCTGCACCTGTACCTGCAGCTCCGTATCCTGCACCAACTGTCGTTCCAGCAGTGCCTGCGGCAGAGCCTGTCGCTGAGTACCCAGCAAATACATCTCCTGCAGCTAAAGAGCCTCCTTCAACAGCAGCACCTTCAGCAGCCAATAAAGACGGATCAAAATACCCTGTGGCATATGCAACAGCAATAACCGCAGGTAAGGTCCAACCTCCAGGAATCTCTCGATTTACAAATGTGTCTACTTCAGCAAGACCTTTACCAACAGGTTGTGTAACATTTTTATCAATAGACTCGCCAAGATCACCAAGTGCTGGTCCTGGGTCGATAGATGCAAATACATCGCCAACTGAACTAACTGCATCTTCTACAATATCAACAGGGTTCCAGCTACCGCCACCGCCTTCAAGAGTCATACCGTGACTAAAAGGACTACGCCCACCACGAGGCGAGAACGCATTAATTGGTAGCATTGAATCTAGTGTGTATCTCATACTTTAGCCATCCAGCGATAGTTAGGCAGATCAGATACTGAAGTTTCAACGCCAAGCTTATTTAGCATTTTAAGAATTTGAGGTATTTCACCACTTCCGTACACAGCATTCATGTCAGATTTTCTAATCTTTTCAATAAACTTTCTTAGTGATCTGCTTAAGTTTAATGGCGAATCAGCAGTAAATAAGTGCAACTCAGCATTGTTATTTGGTAGACCAATTAATAGCAATAATGAATCGCCTTCTTGCAGTAAAATTCCTGCGCCTAGTTTCACAACATTGATCACTTTACGAGTAATTACATCACCGTCGTAACCTAGACGTTCAGCATCTTTTTGTATGATTTCAGAAGGTTTCATGGCCCTGCTTGAGGTGTGATTGAAAGAATACCGCAAAGAGCGGCAGCCCAGTCTTGCCAAGTTTTAAAGCCACGTGAATCAGGCACACCAGACTCCGTAAAGTAACCTATACCGTACATGCCTGCTGCCCAATCTCTCCATCTTTCTTCTGGGACAGTACCGAGTTGATTAGGCGCAAATAACTCAGCCATTAATGCACACCATTGGTCCCACTTCATATAACGAGGATCATAGGTTATCATGGGTTGCCTGTTCCTCTCTCGTCTCCAAAGTCTGCAGACAGTACTATTTGACCCATTTCATAGTCACCACGAACTGTATTACTTTCAAACTTAAGACGCATTTCACGGCGTTGTTCACGTAGGTCAATCTTAAGCGTGTCAGGTGAAAACACATACGGATCACTTAAATCATCAGGACCTTGTGCATAACTTGGTCCCGTTACGTACATGTTCATATCTTCAGCTTGATTAAAGTTTGGCTCAACACGCTCTAAATGAATCCAGCGGTTAGGTCCTGAAGGCTCATCAGCACCAGGTCCGCCTGTTAACCAACCAATGTGGTTCGTCTCAAAATAGCTCTGAATTGCATTTTGATTGGTTAGATAGACTTCATCTGTGCCTGTTTCATGCTGCCATAATGTATAGCTATTTGTTTCATTTTGTTCATTACCAGCCCAAACAGGCCTACGAAAGACTTCAGAAAACACGCCTGCTGATCTACGTGCCCCTAGTGCAGTACCTGCATCATACCAGACTTGTTCACGAATATTAAACACTACAGCATCATTGCACTCAGTAGAATCACCGCTAGGAAAAAACCACCAGATCTCGCCCCAACGTGGCACTTTACTTGCCCATACTTTTTGGCGTTGTTCATAGTTTACATTGTCAAAGAAGTAGTTAAAGTTCATTGGGTTTGGTATTTCAGTAACTACGCCGTTGTACATTAAGAATCGATCAACGCCAATCCAGTAATAAATACCGTCATACTCAATAACGCAGTTTGATGACAGTATAGAACTTTGGCTAGTAATAATGTCATATCGCCAAAAAAGAGTAGACGCGCCTATTGTTGTAGGCGTGTACGATACACGAATTAATGAATCTGTAGACCAAAATAAGCCTGAAGGCGCCGTTGTTCCGCCCCGTACAGGTAACCCCTTGACAATTTTACCTGTTGATACATTAGTTTCGTTAGCATCTGCAGAGTTCCAATCAAAGAAATTACCTGCAGAGCTGTTTTTAATAAGGCCGTTATTGCCATACACAAACAAGTAAGGGTGTAGTAATACACAACCGCCTGACACCGAAATTGTAGCGCCTGAAGGCGTTGAGCCTTGTGAATCAGTAAGCGCTGACATTGTGCCGCCTGGAAAATCGCCATAAAGAACTGGCGTATCTACAGTATTGTCAATGTTTGTTAGGTTTTGACCTGGGCTTGCAATTAAATATGATATACCACCGCCTACATCATAACCAATGTCAAACTGCCAAAGATTATTGTTGTTAGCAGTAAATGAAGTAGTCACAGTTGCAACGTTAATAGTAAATCCAGAACCTGTTCCGCCAATACTTGCAGCAGTTGCGCTTAAAACATCACCTACTGTGTACCCTGTGCCTGCTGTAGTTAATGTCACTGAAGAAACAACAGCGCCTGAAACAACAATCGTGGCTTTTGCGCCTGATCCTGTTCCACCTGTAAGGCTTACTGCTGTGTACGTTCCATTTGTGTACAATGTGCCAGGTACTAACCCTGATAATGTAAGTGCACCACCACCAAAAGCGATATTGTATGGGCCAGTACCAACACCATTATTGTTGTCGGTTGTCCACATTTGAAGCGCATTGTTAGTCCCCGAGTATATGTAGTTCAACCCATTCTCTGAGTTCATAATCATGCCGCGACTAATACCAGAAGCATTTAGAAATATGCCTCTATACCCTTTCATTTTACGTGGTCGACCACGCTGAAATCTTACCCAGCGGCCATCAACATAAGTCGGTGCATCAAATACTGTTCCGTCTCTTTGAATTCCAGGCTTAATCTGTAAGGATATAACTTTAGCGGTCAAAAGGTTCCTCCTTTGACACCGTCAGTTACATGTAAGCCGTCAGATTGCAAAGTAAGTTTGCTAACACCGTTTAATGACATACCTATTTGACCTGTTGATGGCTGATAAACGCCTGTTGTTGTGTTTCCAACAAAGTTTAATGATGGGTTAGCCGCAGACCCAGGATTAAGCGTTAAACTAGGCAAAATACTAATTGTTGCAGAGTTGGCATTGTACACATTGGTGCCATCACACACTACAATTAATGACTGGTTCTGTGGAATTGTCACTGTAGCAGCACCAACAGCCCCAGTACTGAAAATGAGATTGTATGCGCCTGATGTTAAATTAGTGATAACATATAGCTGTACTGTAGGTGGCAAAATAACTGTTGTGTTTGCTGCTAAAGTGCCGAAATACTCTTGAATTACGTTGGTAGCTTGAGCAGCGGTTAGTGTAATTGTCGCGCCAAGACCTGTAACGTCTAAAGCTAGCTGAGTATAAAAGAAACTTGATGACTGACCATAACCAAAAGTATTAAATCCAGTAGAACCATTTGACACAATAACAAATGATTCACCAATTTGAAGTTGTTGATTTGCGTTACCGTCAAGAGTGTCTGCACCGACAGGCTGAACAGTTAAGATACCTGATCCACCATTTCGAATCATCGCGAACCAGTCATTACCCACGGCTGAAGCACTAGGTAGTGTAAATGTTCCTACACCACTTTTCCAAACTAAAAATTCAGCTCGGTCATCAGCGGTTAATGAATAGTTTGAGAAATAATCAACTACACTATATGACTGATTTAGTGTAGTACTAATGGCTTTTAGACCGTAACCAGCAAGCGCAGAAGCATTTGCAGAACTTGTTCCTGCACCAAAAGTAACACTAGCCCATGTGCCTGGTATTGTTGTGTTGTTGGTAAGATAAATATATTGAGCGATGCCTGAAGCTATTGAAATAATCGTGCTGCCGTCACTTTTAGTAACTGTGAAAGCGTTTGAACCGATGTTTTTAATTAATACGCTTTGACCAGTAGACACCTGCGTAGCTGCAGGCATAATGAGTTTAAGGTTTGTACTAAGCGTTGCAGTAACTTCAATAATATTGGCAACAACGTCATTTGTGTTGCCGTTGACAGGCCATTCTAATTCTGTATCTGTACTAATCGTTAACTGTTCATAGCCAACTTGACTTGGTTGAATAGTTTGACCGGTAAACGGATTTACATAAGATGTCATATTTAACTTTCGATAGCAATGGCTTGACGGTCAGCAACGCGTACAACGTCTTCTGTCTTCAGCGATTGCATTGCTTGATCATATTTCTGTTGGAAGATGGTCCGTTGATCATTCTTCAAAAAAGGCATAGCTTGTAGTAATGTCCCGAATAGCATGGCATTCGGTGCATACTGAGTTAACCAGTTAGTCTGGTTCTCAGTAGATAAAGGAGCAATACGCTCATAAAACAGCACTTCAAAATCATAGTTTTGGTCAGGCGTAGGGCCGACTAACCAATGCTCATAGTCATAATCCCCATAGTAAAGGGGCTGTCCGGTCACTGAAGCATTCGGAGCATAGGACTTAATGTATTCATATTTCCGTACATAAACTGGCTCTCGTGACCCATTCACAACCACGTTAAATGATACAGTTTTACGCCATCTAGCAGGCTTCTGAATAACAGGGTTTCCTGCTAGCATAGTTCCTTGAATTACTTGCATCTGACCTAGAGTTTTAATCTGCTGTGCAATCTCAAACTCGCACATAGTGATGAAAGTCGGTATCTGATTCACAGTTGCAGGGTCATTTCGCTCCAAGTACTGTAGAACAGTCGTGGTCAGCGAGTCATATGTCAGTACGAAAGAAACGGTCATTCGAGTGCCCTTTTATTTGTCATTTTATATTATGCGTAGGGTCGTGTACCGGCTTTGTCAATAATCAGAGCTTGACGACGTGGGTTGTCAGTGGCTTTGTTTGGCACACTTATATGTGTCCATCGGTCAAACTCACGAATGATCTGATCATATCCAATGCCTGATGCAATAATAGCCTTTACAACTTCATTAGGCGTCATGCCAGGAATACGAAGATCAGCGGCACAGCCAATACGGTGCTGACTAGTATCTTTTGACCCCACTGCGTCGTTTACTGCTTTGGACCGAAATGCGCTGTTAACCATGACTGGCTTGCCGCCAAGCACTGTTTTAACTTGCTCGAGAAAAGCTGCAAGGCGCTTAAGATTTTCTGTTTCAGATTCGTTAGGTTCATTACTTAATTCCCTGTGGTCAGTATGAGTAAGTTCTTCAAAGGTAAAATGTTCACTTAGATTCATTTTTATTCTTCATGTCAATAATTTTTTCAAGAGTACGACCACCAAAGTAAAAAGACATAATCAGCATGCCCCATTGACCTAGCAGTTCTACATACTTTTGGTTTGTGTCAATACCGCCAGCAGACATCATGGCAAATACTACATAAAACACTAAAATAAAAATTAAAGTTAGCGGGCGAATATTTTTAGATAGCCAACTATCACTAGCCATGTCTGCTTGTTGACGCTTGGTAAGTTCTTGCTGCTCTGCAGTATCTGCTGCAATCTGTGCAAGCTCACCGTTTTGTTGCATCTCTAATAGCTTTAGCTTAGCCTGCTCTGCTTGTGCTGGATCAGGAAACACTTTGTCTAGTATCTTACTGCCAATGTCTAATATTGCGCCTAATGGAAACATTATTTAATACCCCAAGTTAAGTACCAAGCAATTACAGCTGCTAAAGCAAAACAATACATTTGCACTCGTCTTACGGCTTTTAAGTCGTGCTGGTATTCTTCGTTATCTTTGCGTTCCAAGTTCTCAATGTCCAGTTTTATCTTTAATACTGCTTCCCACTCTTTTGCGCCGTACTTCTTTACAAAATCTATCTTTAACTTAGCTTCTTCGTCACTTATTTGTTTCTTTTTTTGCCACGATTCTAAAGCCTTAATTAATGCTCTTTGTTTCCTAAACTCTGCTTCTCGTCTTGCCCTTATTCTTTCTTGCGCTTGTTTGTTAGCAACATCTGTGCCATCTCGCTGTATGTTTTCAATAGATTGAGATAAGCCTTTGCTTGCGGTTCTACTTGCCTCAAGACTTCCTGTAAGGCCTTTGACACCTTCAGATAGTCCGTATGGGTCTGCCACATTATTTGCCTGTCAGCCAGTGTATTACAAAACCAACAACAGAACTAATGCCTGATACCACCATCATGCCGACCCAGAAACCGCCCCTGCCTTTGTTAGCTAAGGCTAAAAGTTCTTCCATACCTTCTTCTAGCTTGTCTACTTTAGCAGTAAGTTGGTCAACTTTTTCCCAAAGTTGGCCGTATTTAACAGGGTCGATTTCAAAGGACATATTCATTATTGAACGCTAGGTTCATCTTTCTTGGCAAGAGCTTCTTTAAGCATGTTGAAAAAAGCATTTTTACCTACATTCAATTGATCAAGATTAAACTGTGCCGAGCTAATCTTGCGGTCTAGATCTAAGCAGTGATTAAATAGCACTTGTTGCTCTTGTGTTAAGTCTTCAAAGTTGTATTGAACTTCATCAATTGTGATTTGAGTTTTTTTCGTGTTTTCGCTCATTTCATTCTCCTAGTTATGCTACGGTTAAAAAATTATTGCGCAGCTGTGCGTAGCGGTGTTAAGTCCTCTGTAGTCCAGAAGTCTTTAGCAAGCATAATATTTAAGTGCTCTTTGTTACGAGCAATCGTATCTGCCCACTCTTCGGCTGTAGTGTTCTCTGGCTGGTCGCCATTGATGAGGGCTACGGAATCAAGTGCCGCCTTGTAGTGCTGGGCGATTTCTTCTGCGGTTATTTCTTGTACGAGTTCAGTCATACTTGTTCTCCAATGTTGGGTTGTATTGCGTTTTCTAATGCTAGTTGCTCAGCCAATTGTATTGCTAGTTGCTCTGCTACTTTAGCTTCATCCCATTTTACAAAAACAGCGTTTGCCCAATCTGGCAGTTGTGTTATTTGTTGTGGCGCTAAAATGTCACCGTTCTCATCAGCAACAAATTCAATATGTCCTTTGTTATTTTCATCATTAAATTGCAATGCATGAACATTACTAGGAACAGATGCCATATCTAAACTATGATAAGCAACACCATTTTTATAAGCAGTTTCATCATTAACAATAATAGTAAGTTTCATTCTTTATTCTCCAAAATCATATTTTGTTTTTGCTGAGATACACCAGCAGCCTCTAATAAAACTTTTTGACCAACTTCATTTGCTTTAACCATTTCATTTCGAAAACTTTCAACAGCAGCACCAGTTTGTCTTTGCTGTTGGCTATTCTCAATCATCATAATTGGAAGCCATGCCATAGAGCATCCCCAATCTTCAATATCAGCACCAGTATTAGGATTTTTTCCAACAATCTTCATAAACCAAGCGCACTCAAGTTGTCTGCATGGGTTAAAGCCATCTAAAGGGCAATTATTTTTAGGTTCAATTTTCATTAGTTTTTAGTTGCAACAATAAAGTCAACATACTTAACAGCCAAGTCAATTGCTGTACCTGTAAATGTGCCACCTGTGTGGGTGTGGCTTCCGCCTCCACCAGTTGAACTTGTTGTTTGGGTACTTCTTGCAATAGCATTAGCACCACCTAAATAACCAGCATTGAAACTAGCAGCTTGTAAAGTGTGAGTATGTGCTGGGAGCTCGCTTGTCGTTAAAGTAAATGAGCCATAATTTCCTACTGTTCCAGATACAGCCTGACTAACAAATGCTGTAGAAAAATCAACACTACCACCAGTAGTAGCTGTTCCAGTGACTACACGAAAAGATGAATTATTGTTATTAACAGTATCCTTAGTCCATCCAGTGGGTGCTGATGTTTGTTTAAAGAGCATTACTGTGCCAGATGGTATGTCTGCATCTACCGCTTGGGAAACCCATAGAGTCCCATTTGATACAAGGATGTTGGCACTTGTACTTGGAGCTGGAACAGCAGAGGGTTGCAGAACTGTATCTGGGTATGTTATCCCAGTATCTGGATTAATAATAACCGTAGTCATATTAGTTTTTGGTCGCTACAATAACATCAACATATTTAACAGCAAGGTTAATTGCTGTTCCAGTAAAACTACCTCCTGAGTGGCTATGTGAGCCACCACCACCAGTTGAGCTTGTTGTTTGTGAGCCTCTGTCAACAGCGTTAGAACCAGCAGCGTAACCTGCGTTAAAACTTGCACCTTGCGCTGTGTGTGTATGAGCTGGAATATCCGCTGTTTGTAAAGTATAAGCACCAGAAGTGCCAATAGTTCCACTAACTGCTTGAGAAGCAAAAGCAGTAGTAAAGTCTACAGTACCCCCCGTAGAAGGAGTTCCAGTTACACAACGCAACGCACTGTTATTGTTGTTGGTTGTGTCTTTTGTCCAACCAGTGGGAGCAGAAGTTTGTTTGAAAATAGTTACAGTGCCAGAGGCAAACGAAGACGGTGCCGCTGCGGAAGTCCACGCTGTTCCGTTGGATGTAAGAACATTGCCAGCTGTGCTAGGAGCTGGGACACCGTAGAACTGTGTGGAACTATCTGGGTATGTTATCCCAGCTGTTCCAGCGATAGCAACAGTCATGGCTTAAACTCCTGCTGGTGTGTTGGCTTCTTGGGCGGCTTGGTATGCTGCGATTACTTCGTCTGTCCATGCGGCATTGCAGATAGCTACCACATTGGCTGGTTGACCTGTCAAGTCTTGGGCTGGCGTGAGGCTGGTGCGGTGGTATGTCTGGCTAATCTGATTGCCATCTTCCATGATGCGTGTAGCTTCACGATAGAGAATGATGCCATTCTCGGTTACTGTAATTTGATCTACTACTGTTGTTTTTGTTAATGACATGATGTTTCCTTTTTTAAGTGTCCGACTAAGCTAATCTGGCTTAGTTAATTAAGCTGCTTGGTAGGTTGCGTTAATCCAAAATTCTGTACCAGCTTGAAAGAAGTTGCCCAACTCTGTTATTCCGTTACCAGAGGTAATACGCAAAAATGCCCCGTTACCTCCCGGATATGTGTAACCCCAAAGTACTCCGTTTGCTGGAAGATTACCGTTTGTACCGTATATTGTAAAACTTACATTTGAACCATTTCCCGGATAAGAAAAAGGAACAAAAGGAAAGCCACCCATTGTTGTAGTACCTGATGGTGAGCTAACCGAGCTAACACTAAAATATCCACCAATAGACACTATATTGCCTATTCTGGTATATCTCATTCCGCTTGTTCCAATAGTTACTGTTCCGGAAGTTGGGCTTATTGTTGGTGTCCAGCTACCCTCTTCATAATCATCTAGTGTATTTGCATCAGATGAAGCGGATTGGGTTGCTGGGAATGTAATGCCTGTACCTGATGCTGAAGTGCTACCACCTTTTAAAATTAAAGCACCAGCGGTAGTTAAGTTCATTGTGTTTGCATATCCACTATTGTATGCAGTAGAACTATATTGCCAACATAAAAGCCCATCACTAGTTTTGAATTTCCAACTTTTATTAGGACTTGTTTCGTTTAAAATTAATGAAGTGTCGCTAGAAGCTCTTAACCGAGTTGTAGTATCAGCACTTCCAAGCACATCTAATTTTTCTGTAGGACTAGAAGTATTTATACCTACATTACCACTTGTATCAATGCGTAGTCTTTCGCTACCGCCTGTGTACATTGTTAGCGGTAAATATGTGCCTGTGCCCGAAATGTCTGAACGAATAGTTGCTTCTGAAGCAGTAACCAAAATACGAGCGGAACTAGCATTAGATGGGTCGCTATTGTTAAATACCCTAAATTCTGCAAGTGCGTTTGTCCCGTTTGGAATTGCATTTACAAGAGTGCTTTGATTTGTTGTGCTTGTCTGAAACATCACTCGACTAGCTAATGTAGCATTACTAAAATCACCAGTAATGCGTTGACCAACTTTTGAAAAGTTGACATTCTGACTTGCATCAATAGTAATGGCTGCGGTTGAGGCGGTCTGGAGTTGCAAAATCCCCGAAGTATCAGCGGTATTAACTAAGCCACTTGATGTTGAGGCGTTGATTGTTGTGGTCATATTATTTAGCTCCTAGCGCAAGCGCTTCTTCTTCGGTCAATCCGAGTGCCATAAGTTTGTTTAGTGCATTTTGTTTAGTGTCTACTGCGGCTTGAGCTGCGTCAATGATGGCTTGTTTTTTAGTTGGGTTAACTACTACAACACCGTCAACCAATTCCCAAGCATTAAAAAACTCTGATTCTGTTGGTAGCTCAGAATCATCAACAATGATAGCGTGATCTGGACAGTCTTTAGCTAATACTTCATCAATGGTCAGATCACCTGTTGGGTAACAAACTGATACTCCACCATTGTTGTTTGTATAAATAATTACTTGTTTCATTTTTATTCCCTATCTAAAGACCGAAACATTTACGTATACTGGGTCTGAAAAAGCAGCAGCATTATATTGAAGAACACCCATTGAAAAAGATGATGTAGTGGGTGCTGTTGCAACTTGCGAATTATTTGTGGCTGTAAACATTTCAATAAAACAGCCCACTGGAGCAGAAGTTGTGCTTACTGATGCAGTTGCACAATAATTAACATCAGGCATTGTAATAGTTAAATTGACTGTATATTGTCCAGTTGAATGTCTTGTTATTGAACTTACCCCACCAGATGCTCGAATACTTCCGTTTGTACCATTAAAGTTTACCCAAGCACGACAGCCATATGCTGTTGCTACTGAGCCATAGCCTGAGTTGAATAACAAGTTTCCACTAGAATCTAGACGCATCCGTTCTGTGGTTGATGCAATACCACTAGCACCACCAGTACCGTTATTAGTACCGAATACTAAAGCTGCTGCGTTATTACCACCAGTGTATGATGCCCATAATGCTGCGTTTGTTTCGCCTGCGCTATCAGACCAAAACATGCCCCAGTTATTTCCAGCAGCACGAGCGCCACCGTCACTAAACTGAAGCTGGTTTACAGTTCCAGTAGAGCTTGTTCCTAAACTAAGAAGCGAACCATTAAATTGTAAATTAGAAGAGCCTGCTAATGTGCCAGAGCTATTATATTGAACTTGGTTATTAGAACCCCCAGCAGGGACAGACCCAGAAGAAACCAAAGTACCAGAGGTTGACGGTAAAGTTAATGATACTGTTGCTCCGTCAGTTGGGGTTAGTGTGGCTTGACCAGAGGTTGCGCCTTGAAGAACGAGTGGCATAATATTTCCTTAAAGTACGACCCAGCGACTACCGCTGGAAACTGTTACTGTTAATCCACCAGGAATAGTAAACCCACTTGAACCGCCTACAGATTCAGCACTGTAACCTGCTGGAATCGTATAGCTAGTTACTAAAGTTGTAGCATTCAAAACGATACCATTACTTGCGATCAACTGACTTGCTGTTAGATCACCAGTGCTTGGCTTATATAAATACTTAGCATTCGAGGTGTAAATTGTTAATGCGGTTCCGCTTGTTGCAGCTGCAAATAGTGGGTATACGTTTGTTGAAGTGCTTGTATCATTAGTGATTGTCGCACCGCCAACTGAAGTCCAAGCAGGAGAAGCGCCGCTATAACCTTCAAACTGATTAGTCGTAGTGTTATAGCGCAACATGCCTGTGACCGGAGACCCAGGCTGTTGTATCGTTGTACCCTTACTGATTGTCAGTGCACCAGTTGAGGAGAAAGTTGAATCAGCAGTCGCAGTTAATGCGCCTGTAATCGCTAAAACTGTTCCGCTCCAAGTAAAGTTAGAAGAAGCCCCAAAGCTTCCAGAACTATTAAACTGAACCTGTGTGTTTGACCCGGCTGGGCCTGTAGCAGTGGCTTTGGAAGCCAATAACTGAACTACGTTACTACTGTCTTTGTAGTAGAGTTTTCCGTCAACAGTGTTAAGCGCAAGCTCACCTGCAACAAGATTTGTATTTACAGGGACTGCCGAAGCAGTAGTGCTGTAATAAAGAGATATCGGTGTAAAACCAGTAGCTGCCATTTAAAATGTTCCCCCAGAAATTCCACCAGTAATAGCATTGGTGGAAGCATTATACGTCAATCCGCTATTAGTTAAAACAGGTAAGTTACCAGTAGTAGCGGTCACAAAAGATAAGTAATTAGTAGTTGCTGCGCCTGTCGTTATTGCTACATTTGAAGCATTAGTTGCATTAGTTGCAGACCCAGCTGTTGCAGCATTTAAGTTTGCAACTTGCGTTGTACTTGCCACTGTAAATGGTGCAGTTCCAGTTGCAACTGTTGATGTAATTACATCAGAAGCTGAAATGGTGCTAAACGATGCTGCACTACCCATAACCGCAAATGCGCCAGCAGAACCTGTATTCACCGCTAGAGCAGTGGCAACGCCTGTACCTAAGCCTGTAATCGACCCAACTGCAGGTGTAACTGTGGTGTTACCGGCTAAAGTCAACTGACCTTGCGCGTTGACTGTAAAGGTGCCTACTTGAGTAGCTGAGCCGTAAGCACCTGCAGTTACTGCCGTATTGCTAAGGCTAATTACTGTTCCCGCTACAGTTATACCTGTACCACCAGTGTAAACAACAGAGCTTCCAAACTCGGCAAAAACAATCGCTGTAGTACCGAAAGTAATGGTTCCGACAGTTGTAACTACATAAGAAATGCCTTTGTTTACAGTTCCGTTTTGAACAAAGAAATAGTCATTTTGACTAAGCTGATTAGTTCCTGAACCATAAGTATCCGCGTCTGTTGCACGAGTTAATACTGTGCCACCAGTTGCCCAAGTATATATTCCATTTTGAGCCTGATCGACTTGATCTTTAATCAAGACTCGATTAGTATTAAGAAGTGTGTAACCGTCTAGAACAGTTAATGGGGTAGTGAGCGTAAGTGTAGCTCCGACACCTGCTGCACCATTGTTGTAAACAACAACACCAGCTAGTGCTGCAGTCGTTGCTGCTTGCACTGGTTGGTGGTAAACAAGACCAGTTGCAGCTAGCCCATCAACATATTGTTTGGTGGCTAGTTGAAGTGCTAATGTTGGGTCACCTGTTACAGTAACACTAGATAATCCAGCTGGTGCAAGTAAAGTTCCGCCTAGCGATACAGGGCTTGTGCCTAAGGTAATCTGGCTATTAGTTAGCGAGGCATTAGCAATATTGCTTAATGTATTACTTGCGCCACTAATAGTTTTATTAGTAAGTGTTTGAGAACCAGTAAGCGTTGCAACTGTGCTATCAATAGCGATTGTTACTGCTGCAGATCCGTTATAGCTCGTACCTGATAAACCAGTGCCGATAGTTAAAGCATTTGAAGCTGTCGCAGTGACTGTAACGCTACCACCCAGACTTACTGAACTTCCGTTAATCGTGATGGCGCTGTTTGCTAATTGAGCATTAGTAATCGTTCCGCTTAAATCAGTAGTAGGAATAGTTGCGCTTGCTGTGAAAGCGGAAACTCCGCTACCTTTAACATAGCCTGTCAGAGTTCCAACGCCTGTA